TACCATAATTAGAACCAAATTCTACTTCTGTATAACTTCCATCAGCACCTTTACCACCTAGACCACCTTTAGTTCCTCCTCCACCACCTCCACCACCACCACGAATATATCCCTGATTATTAATTGTACAAGATGCATTTAATTCAAGTGCAGTTCCACCATTTCCTCCATTCCCACCATTTAAATTACCACCAGGACCACCAGCACCATCAATATATCCATAATTATCCAAGGAGAAACTATTAATAAGACCCGAAGATACCACTAAAGCACTAGTTAAATAACTTAAAGAACCAATTGTACTATTATTTCTTAATTTTTTTCTAATATTACTGCCCCAATAATTTGAAAATAAATTTGAAGTATTTACGTTTGTAACTATACTTCCAACTACATAAAGAATTTCAAGAAACCCTGAATAAAAATTACTAAATTTAATTGATCCCGAAGCTGGAACTGAATTATTATTAACTGAGGTAAAAGTGACAGCAAAACTTTCTAATCCATTTGTAGGACTCGAATGTCTATAAAATTGACTCATAGATACTTGTCCTGATGCTCCAACAGGAGAAAATTCATTTCTAATTTGAGAAAAAGAAATGGGATTACCAGAAGACGGAAGAGCCATTACTTACTTTCCTTTAAGTTGATTGATTTCTTCTTTTAATTCTTTAATTGCTTCAATTAATAATGAAACAAGTTTTTCATAACGAACTGCTTTATAACCATTTTCACGAATAGTTACAAGTTGTGGTAATACTTTTTCAATTTCTTGTGCAATTACTCCTACATCATTTCCTTGATGTGAATGTATATTTTCAAATCCTTCTCTCCAATCAAAGGTATTTCCACTAATTTGTAAAACTTTATCAAGTGCATTTGGAATTGGTAAAATATTTTCTTTTAATTTTTCATCAGATGAATAAAATGCTGTAATATCATTTGTTGCACGAATTTCACCAGTGGTTCCAGAAGGTCCAGTGCCTACACCAAAAGAATTAACTTGGTAATTGTTTCCTGTTACTAAAGCACTTGCCGTACCAGTTACATTTCCAGTAAGATTTGCTGTAATCGTACCAGCATTAAAGTTACCAGAAGCATCACGAGCAACAAGAGTAGAACCATTATTTGCACTTGTAGCATTTGTTGCAATTGTAACCGCACTTGAATTATTATAAGAAGTTCCAGTCAAATATGTTCCAAAAGTTAATGTATGCTGAAGTGATCCATTTAATTGAGTAGCATTAATGATACGAGCACTAAAATCACCAGAAGCATCACGAGCAACAAGAGTAGAAGCATTATTTGCACTTGTAGCATTTGTTGCAATTGTAACCGCACTTGAATTATTATAAGAAGTTCCAGTCAAATATGTTCCAAAAGTTAATGTATGCTGAAGTGATCCATTTAATTGAGTAGCAGCAATCGTACCAGCACTAAAACCACCAGAAGCATTACGAGCAACAAGAGTAGAAGCAGTATTTGCACTTGTAGCATTTGTTTGAATAGTTCTTGCAGTTCCTCCATTATAAGTTGAACCAGTTGTATAACTTAAATAAGTTGAAAGTGATAAATCTGTAAGATTACTCCCAAGAGAAATACCAGAAATTGTACTATTTACTAAATTAGCATTCGTAATACCAGCAGTACCACTTAAGTTAGCATTCGTAAGTCCAGTAATCGTATTCGCAGATGCGACAATTGTTTTATTAGTTAATGTATCAGTTGTATTTCTTGCAATTAATGTATCAGTTGTTGCGGGTAAGGTAAGAACACCAGAAGCAGATGCAGATGCTTGTATTTTTGTTTGTCCTGTCGTTCCACTAAAATCAACACCAGAAGAACTAAAAGTTGATATTCCAGTTGTTTTTGAATTTGTTAAAACAAGAGATGTGATAATTCCAACTACAGAATTAAAAGTTATTGCAGTTGTAACACCAGAAATATAAGCATCTGTGATTGTTGCAAATCCTACTTTTAATTTACCATTAAATGTAGATAAACCAGCATAAGTTGAATTTAATGGACTATGAATAGTAATATTTGCAGTATTCGCAAATGTTGCAGCATATCCAGTAACTTCTAAATTATAAAGTTGGGAAATACCTCTGTCGTGTCTCTGTGTATAAGCAGTTGCAATTCCACCATTTGCATTTGTTCCAGGGAAATATGCATCATTATAAATTTTAATACTTTCAAATGCAAGATTAGAAAAAGTTTGTTGTGCTGGAAATGTCACACTTCCAGTCACTTTGATGTCTCTAATCAATGCTGTTCCATTTACTTCAAAAGGATTAGTTCCATTAAACTCTGATGTAGTTTCACCAATTCCCAATTTATCCATTCTATAATAACTCGAATCTTTTTGAGAACTGATTGGACCAAATCTTCTCCAATCTCCATTAATATAAATGTGACCAAGATAACCACCTAATTGTGGTGTTCCAGACAATGAAATATCACCAGTACGAGCACCAGGTATATCAGCAGTAGTTGGTGTAGAAATACCAACAGTAATTAATTTTGGTTGTGCTGTATTTCCTTTAATATATAAATTTTTAACTTCAACACCAGCAGCAGCATTACTTGTAACTTTTTGTGTAAAATTAACTGGACCATAAAATTGTGAAGTTTGATTATTATTTTCTCCACCTTCTATTGTAATACGATCTCTTACTACTAAATCATCAAATATACCACTTAATCTTTTTGTGCTATCCGTATTTGTATCATCACCGGTATATGTAAATACAGGTGCATCAATTACTTCTTCTTCACCAGTTACAGAAACAAGTTTTTTTGCACCAGAATAAAATTCACCCAAGTCATTCATTCCAGAATAAACGATTGTTCCGCCATCTTGTTCTCTAGCTTGTGAAGCAATAATTTCATCTCCACTTAATATTCTATTTTGTTTTTGAGGAAGTCCAGTTGAATAATTTCCAGGACCATATCCAATATATTCAAATGTATGACCCGATGCACGAAGATAGGATGGACGATGAAATTGAATTGGTATTACTCTTATTTTCTTTACAAGTGTCCCTTCAACTGCTGATGCCGCAATTGTACCAAATTGACCTCGAATTACTCGACTACGATTATCATCAATAATACGAAGAACTTCAGAATTAATTTGAATAAAATCTCCCTTTGCAAATCCATCAATATTAGCAAAAGATATCGAAGTATCAGAAGCATTTAATGCAGATGAAATTGTAGTGCTAATACCTGCATAAATATAAGATAAACGATTACCAAGATTAATTTCTCCCTCTCCAACGGAAAGAGCATTTGCACCAATTCCGTGCCTCAAAACTGTTCCGCCACCATTATAATTTTGAGTAATAGTTACAATACCAACATTAAATGTAAATGTAGTAAGACCAACAACCTCTTCAACTATAAATGAATTATCATAAATTGTATGTCCGGTTCCGGTAATTGTAAATTTATTTCCCACAAGTAATCCATGAGAAATTGAAGTCGTAACGGTTGCAATTCCTGTTACAACATTAGTAAAATTTAAACTTGAAATTGGAGAACCTTTTCCAACAATAGACACAAAAGGTGATTTTCCATCTGTTCTAGGTACAAATGCTGTTACATTATTTGAATTATAAACAGTAATTGATTTTGCATTTGGAACTGCAGTAATTTTAAATACTCCATTATATCCTTCACTTGAAAATCCTACAACTTGAAGAGCATCTCCGACATTATTATTAATTGCAGTTACTGAAACTATTCCTGAGTTTCCACCAGAAACAGTCATAGTATTTCCTACACCATATGCACTTCCACCGTCTACAATCGAAACTGAAGATATAACTCCACCATTTAATGTTGCTTTTACCGAACCATTTTTTCCTACAATTGAATCATTTATAAGTGAAGCCGAATATAAAGTAGTTGAACCATAACCAGAACCACCACTAATTAATGATAATGTTTTAATGGAATTTAAATTATGCTCTCTATCTGTAAAAAAAGTAACTGCAGTTCCACTTACAACTGCACCAGTAATTGCATATCCAACATTATTCTCTTTTAGAAAAGTATTAAGTGCTTCTTTTGTGGTTGAATTTCTTTTATCATCAACATTTACTGTACCAAGTGGTTCTACATTTGAGTAAGAAGAAGTTTCATTTGGATCTGAATTGTAATTATCACGATCCATTTGAGGATAAAGATTTCTTACATCCTGATTAAAATTATTTAAACTAATTCCATATCCAACATTTGAAAGAGTTGGAGAAACATCAGAACTCATCACAGTTAAATGATAAATTCCGTCTTGCCCGGTAAGAGAAGATCCAGGAATATGTTTTTTAATTTCGTCTATTCTATAAATAAAGAAAGTATTTTCATATCTTTCACGATATACTATAGGAAGAGCAGCAACTTGTTGATTTGTAGTTCTCTGATTTGTGATATTTGTAAATGTTCCAGGATTTGTAGTAATACCAGAAATTGTAAAAGTTTTTGAACTTGGTATACTTGAAATAATAAATGAACCATTATATACAGAAGTTGCAGACCCTACAACATTATTTGTACTTTTTATATTTTTTACTTTGACTGTATCATTAATTTTAAAATTATGAGGAAGTTCGGTTGTAAATGTAATGATATTTGAAGCATATGATGCATTTGTAATAATTTTTGGATTTTTTATATCCACAGAACTAGAAAGATCATTAGTTAAAATACTAGCACTTCCAATTCCAGTAGTGCTGGATTCTTGAATAATAAATCCAGCTGTAGGTGGACGAGCATCTTTTGCTTCTTTTGGTATTACATACCTTAATTTGTATATACGATCAGAAAGTGAACGATTATCTAATTTTCTCTTAATGAATGTAGCTGCAGTCTCAAGTCCAAGACCAGTAGTACCCAGACCAACAATTATGGGATATATTTTATTTTCTGCTGTTGAACTACCAGTAATATACCAAGAAGATGCCGAAGCATCATATTGAATAGGATGTCCAAGCTCTCCTGGTTGTTTGTCGGTTACGGAACTAACAATTTTTAAATTTCCACCAAGATTATTAATTCCAGAGATTGTTCTTGGATTTGTAGCAATTGCATCATTATAAGTGGGTGATAATTTAATTGCATTCGTTGAACCAGTTGTAGATACATAATAAATTTTATTTAATTGAATATTATTTGGTGCTTCTGCATTATCACTAAATACTCTTACTTTTTCTCCATTATGAAATTTGTGACTATTTGTTAATGTAAAAATATTACTTGAAATACTATTAATGCCCGCATTTCTTCCAACAAATGATATTTTTTTTGCATTAAATGTGGTACCATCTGGAGATTGCATCAAAATCGGACAAGTATAATTTTGAAGTGCAGTACCATCAGTAACAATCAAGTTTAATAAATCATCTTGCTTTGCACCAATTCGGTATCCATCAATTTGATGAGGTGGTAAAATTTCTTTGTTTTTAAATCCAAACAAATATAATCTTGAAGTATTAGCAACCGATATTGTTTTGGATACATCTAGAGATAACCAAGTTACTTCATTTTCTGTTGTTGTAATTTCTCTAGGTGGAATAATATGAGTAATATAACCAGTATTATCTCGATCAAAAGAATCTACACGAAAACCAACCGATTCTAATGCTATTGCACCAAAATTAGAATTAGAGTTAGTAATAGACATATCACCACCACTTTCAGCAAGAAAGTGTTTTGCATATCCTATAGCAAAAATAGAAACACACTGTATAATTGCATCATTTGATGCTCTTATATGATAAGAATGATATGACGGCTTATAAATTGATTTTGAATAATTATGTAATGGAGAATTTTCAGATTCATTATTATTTTTAAATGATTTGGTTACTGAATTATATTCAATAAATGCATTATCATCTTTTTGAAGAGAAATACCAGTATACTGAGCAACAACCATAGACTTAAATCCAGTTGCTTTACTGCCATCAGCAAACATTCCACACATTCCATAAACCGATCTTAAAGAACAGTTAAAAATATAAGGAGATGCCGAAGATACACTATCTACTTCTACAATTAACTGTGCATTTGGTAAATGTGTAGATTCATCAGGTAATAGATTTTCAGGAGAGCTAAGTGCGGTATAACTAAATGTAGTAATACCTATGACTTCTCTTACAGTAAATGAACCATTATAAACACTTGTATCTATTCCAACACCACTTATTAAAATTGGAGTATCTACATATAA